AGAGCGAGCATACCTGTGTTCACGGTCTACTACTTTTTGACCTGGGTCGTCAGAGTCGGCTTGAAAAAATAAATTAGTTCCGACCTCTGCACAAGCTGGCTCTTCGTACTCCCATGGTTGTCTCACTAGTTGCCTTTCGTCGGTGTGCGTCGTTGTGGTTAGGGCCTAGCGCTAGTTTCTAATTTTTGCAATTACCTGCGCTTCGTACTCGTACTCGCTAGAAATGTCGTCACTTATACGCACCACCATTTCGTAGTTTATTCGAGCATTCACGGTGTGACCTACAAAATGATTTTCGTCGTCAAATTCATCCTCATCGGGTAGGGACATAAACCGAGAGATAATGTTGTCAGCCTTAGACGCAAGCTCTTCGTAGCTGTCGCCAGTAACATCAAAAGTAAATGTTGTGCTTTTACTCATTTACTAGTTTCTCCAATGCGTGTGGAGAGTAGTGGGCCCCGTCAAGAACAGGCTCTTTGCCGTCGTTGCTTTTTATAATTATGTCACCGTAGCGGACACCTACAACCACGCCAGAGCGTCCGTTATGGAGAACACCAGCATCACCAGTGAAGGCGTCTGCTTTCACGCGTACCCTATCAGCAACTTTAATGTCACCAGGACGTGCTGGCAGCCAAGTCTCTTTTTTATTAATTTTGACGTGAGCGTGCCCTCTAGCTAGCTTGGCAAACATTTCAATAGTTTGCTCTCGCTGCTCTTCTGTTAGCTCAGTCGAGTCAACCAGTTCAACCAGCTTCATTGTTGCGTCGCCCACTGGTTTCCGTACCTTAGCAGCTTGTAGCTGCTCTTTAATCCATTTTATGTCGAGTCCCATCTTGGGCTCCTCTCTACACTAGTGTCGGTTTTTTATTTTTTCTTATTTCACTAAAATCCATTTGCCATGTAGAAATGGACCCTAAGTAAAAATCTCTTTGGGATACGGCTAATTCAAATCTTTCAGGAGTCGACATGCTTTCTACAGAAGAAGGCAAGTACGACCACTCTGCCCCCAAGGCCTGACTAAATCTCCAATCGGTAACAACAGGAACTCCCTGACTCAGAGATTGTGAAAGAGCGGGAGACCACCATGGCTCATTACTTCTGTACAAAGAAATCAGAGTTCCAACACCTCGCCTCATTCTAGTCAGAGTTATATCTTCTAAATCCCAGCGGCTTTTCCTTGTAGACATCACAGGTAGAGCGAGAGTGTTTGATACTTTAGCTGCCCATTTTGTTCGAGGGGCATCGCATGTCCAGTATGTTCTATCAGCCTCTAAGTCGGGGCTTATTCGCCCCACTTGAATAAGAGTCTCATCTAGATTTACAGGGACAGAATTTGTAGCATTAGGGAGAGCCTTAGAGATAAGCTCTTGAGGAAACCATGGGAAGGCTGGGTAGAGAAGTGTAGGCCACTCTTCGGTGTAAAGAAATTCTATAAACTGGTAAACTTCCTCTTGAAATTCAACAGTCTCTGTGAACTCATGGAAGGACTTACGCCGCCAGTAAAAGTCTTTCTGTAAGTCTGAAATATTTAAATAGCAAGATTTTAAGGATGCTTGAATTTTGTAGGGCTCAGGGGCATCGATAAACAGAACTAGCTTGCCCAAGTGTCGAGCCCTATTTGCCACAGCAAAAGCGGGGTATACACGATTTGCCGAAAGACTAGTGGGGGGCGCAATGCCAACAAAAATAGCATCGTACTTGTCAAGTTTTTCTGTTGTCAGTTCAGTAGATGGCTCTACCAGCTCTGCGGAGATACCTTGGGAAATAAAAGAGTGAGAGAGTAGTGATGCAAAAGTCGGAGTTCGTGTAGCAGTTTTAACTGAAGCTTGGGGACTAGTGCTTCCTGTAATTAGTACTTTCATCTTTGTCCTTGTGTTGTGGGTGCCAGGGTGCCGTTCATAAGAACGACACCCTGGCGTTACCATTAAAACGGAGCCGAAGGGGCTGCGCTTGGTGCTGGAGCTGGTGCTGGTGCTGGTGCTGGTGCTGGTGCTGGTGCTGGTGCTGACGCAGAAGCTACCTGCGTAGGGGCACCTGGGACGGCACCACCCTGAGAAGGGTAGTAGTTCTTAATTTCGTTTGAGGTCTTGCCGTTGTAAGTACGGCTCCCAACCTGACCACGGAATCGACGCCCAACCATTGCAGCAGAAATCTGCTCGTTAGTGGGAGTGCGGTCAAAGAACTCTTGAGTCAGACCCATGCAAGACATCTTCCTAAAGAAAATGCCAAGAGCAGTCGAGTTCTCAGGTGAGACAACCAAGTTGTCCCAAACAAGACGCTTGTCGTGGGCACCGCCCTGAACCTGCGCCTTCAGCTTAAACATAATCTTTCCAGACTGTGTTTCAGTGGCAGGAGCTTCTGCGACAGAAAACTCGTAGTCACCGTCGGGGAGTGGCTCGTAGTTTCCGCCACCAGAACTGTCTCCTGCGTCCTTGATAAGTTGTGCCCAATCAAGTGTTGTCATTTGTTTGCCTCTTCTTTCTTTTTAGTAGTTTTGGCCTCCTGTTTGGGACCAAAAATGTTGTCCAACATCATCTCAATACTGAGATTCTGCTGTTCAACTACCGCACCCAGGCGACCCTGGACACGCTCACCCGCCTCGTACTCGTTGGTACGTTCAACGTACATACGACGCACCCTGTGTGGCGCACCAAGCGGGTCTTGATTTGGGAGCTCCTCTACAGCCAGGGCACCGAGAATATCGTAAAAATACGGTGCCTGAATTGCGAGTTGCCCCTGCAGGTATGGGCGGTGTTTGCCATCCTGGGTTACTCGAGACATTGCAGTAAGAACTACAGCCTCGAGTGGCTTTGTTGGGTGCATGGTTAGGTCACGCAGGTCACGCAAAAGAGAGCCCATGTGGCGCAAAAGCTCGCCCCACTGTTGCATCTTCATCTGCTCGTTTCCAGCGATGCTATCCATTGCCTTAACTTGTAACTCAGAAATTGAGTCAATAATCAAGCTATTAAATTGGTGATTGCCAAGTTGCAACCACTGGTAGGTCTTGAGCACTGTGTCATAGTCACGTACTGTGACCACAACCGTGTCCCAAGTCCCATCCGCGACGGGGGGTTCTTCGCGGAGCGGGTCCCAGTACTTAACAGTGATGGGTAGGAACCGATGTCCACCCTCCACATCAAGCATGAGACGCGGATAAGGAGCTGTTACAGCGAAGGAGGATTTACCCACCTTTGACTCACCGTAAACCATAACGGTCAAAGACCGTTGAATTTCACTCATTCGTCACTCACTTCCTTTTTTCTCAGAGTCTCCATAGTATGCATATGGGTCGGCTGTTTCGAACATAACTTCAATCGCTTGCTCTGCGGCAGAACCGTCATCGACAAGCGTGCATACGGTGAAGAATGGGCACTTCCACTTGCAATCACGGCTGGGCCGTGGGTACGCGTGAAAGGCTGGGTTCTCCCCCTCATCCAAAGCTTTGCGGACACGCATCATGTCTGCAACATTGCCGTGGATACGGTCCCAAAAAGACCTTAAGGTGAAGACGTTGTGTCGGACTTCTAATTGGTCATAGAAGGGCGGGTGAGCATTTGCTGTCCGACGAACCTTTTTCAAGAGAGTGAATATTCCGCCTTCGGAACGCTCCCCGTCTGTGTTCCTGTGCTGCTCAAGGAGCATGTAGGTGAGAACCTGCTCATTCATGGGAGCTAGATTAGCAAACTCACTGAGCGAACCACCAACGGTTTTGAAGTCGCGGAACATACGGACGCCGTCCCCCTTGCGACGGACACGCATGTCTAGCTTACCTTGGAGCTCAACTTCTCCGTTAAACATCGGCATCGTCAAAGTCTCTTCAGTAGAAATCATCTCTAGTTCAGCATCGATGCCGTTTTCCTCTACCCACTGCAGGTAGCCCTCCAGCATAATGTGCCCAAGCTCTGCTTCTTTCTCCAGCTCAGAGACATCTCGGAAGTCAGAAAGAAGAATCTCTTTTTCAGCTGCTACAAGCTCATTGTGTGCCGTAACTAAAGGAGTCCCTGTGGCGTAGTACATATCTAGTGCTTCGTGAATACGTGAGCCCAAAGCTAAAGGACCAGTGAATCGACGCTCTTTTTTCTGGAGACGACGATAGTACTGAAGCCACCACTTGCGTCGGCAGTCTTTAAACGTTTGAATTTCAGAGTTACTGATTCGTACTATTTCACTCATTTCTTGCCCTTCTCTTCTTTTAGCATGGTGAGGAGCTGGTCTTTATCACGCACAATCTGCTCAAAATTGTCTGCTTTAGTTTCTAAAACTTGCAGAACACGTTCCTCGATGGTCCCCTCGGTAATGTAGTCCGTAACGATAATAGAGTCGTGAATCTCAGAGCCAATGCGGTGAACGCGGTCGAGGGCCTGCTTATGGTCTACCAAAGACCATGGGCGCTGTAGCATTACCAAACGACGGGCTGCTGTGAGAGTCACGCCCACACCTCCAGCCTGCGCCGTGTAGAGAATCCATTTAGTTTTACCAGACTGAAAATCATCAATTGCTTGCTGACGCTGGTCTTCGTCTTGGGCACCCGTAATAAGTCCATGAGGGATAACAGCTTTGGTCATAGCTGCACTTAGTAGCTCAATGAGCTGACGCGAAACAGCACATACCGCCACAGAGTCGTCACCAAAATCTTTTGCCTTGATGTCAGCCATCAGAGCATCAACTTTACAAGAAGGCTCTGAGAGAAGAGTTTTTTGCTCCCCTGTGGTTTCGCTCACTGCCATCTCTGCGTAGGAGCTGGCAAATTGCAATAGCCTGGTTGTCTGGGTCAAAACGCTAGGAGCCGTGATTAGCTCCCCACCCTCAAGCTCAGCCATCATAGTCTCGCGCATCTGAACATAAGCTTTTTTCTGCTTAGTTGACATCTCAATGTCTCTACGCTCAAACATCATTTCGGGCAACCAGGGTAAAACTTTTTGCTTGAGCATTCGACGCATCTTCGGGTTCACAGTTTTGTAGAATTCGTCTTGCATGTGTGGCTTCACCCCAAGAACAAGTAGACCACCAAATGCGTTAAGAATAGTGTCAACCATTCTTTCCATCCACTTTGTTTTGCTTGGCCAGTCCTCTGGGGAAATCCAGTGCAAAATACTCCACAGGTCCACTACGTTATTTGCAATAGGGGTTCCCGTCAAAGCAAATCGAACATCGGCATCTCCTGTTGCAGACCACAGCGCTCTGGATTGTTTTGACTTGGGGTCCTTGGAGCGGTGAATCTCATCAGCAACTACGGCTTTAAAATCAATGTGGTTTAGTTCACGAAGGTGGACTTCACATCTAGTGATGCTAATGCCCTCATCGTGCCCACCGCACTCTGCGCACCGAGTAAGAGCAACTGAGCCATATGGCGCAAGCCTTGAGTGCGTACGAAGTGACTCCCAGTTCACAACAAAAACATCAACGCTACTCTCAACGCCAATTTCAAATTGTTTCTTCCGCTGGGTGGCTGTGCCCTTCACAACTTGAATTGTAACTTCAGGCCACCACTTCTCAAACTCACGCTCCCATGTCTTCTTTAACGTGTTGGGGCAAACAATCAAAGCTGGAAATACTCCCTCTCCCTGGTCTTTTAGGCGCTTCAAAGCACGGATGGCCTGAGCAGTTTTGCCAAGCCCTGGCTCGTCAGCCAAGAGAGCCCTCCTAGCGGTCGCCAAGAAGGCAACTCCCGCCCTTTGATGGGGGAATAGGTCTTCGTCCCCCTCATGTTCTTCAAGCTCCCTGAGGGCCACTGAGGGCTGTATACGAGTGGTTACGAGGTTCTCTGCCCAAGCGGTCAACTCGGCTCCAATAGTCAAGTCATCT